CCTAGCTATAGGGTGGGTTTTATTCCCCCTTAGGGGGAGCTTATCTAGGAGGGTATACCCATGAATTGGGTTACTCAAATCCCAGATTGTGAAGCTCTGCAGCGGTTGCGGAGTGGTCTGGGTCTCATTGGTAGCGGTTGTGCTGAGGACTTCACTACACGGTTGGTTCCACGTGCTCCAAGAGGACATGTGAATCTCAATCGCCACGTTGTTGCTCAGTCTTTCAGCGATGCCACTGAGTGTGATTCGTACCCTGCTCTTATTTCTGCTGAAGAGCGTCAACGCTCTAAACACGGTACGTATTCGAGGCGGCCTCCATACCGCACTCCTGATGGTACAGGAGTTTCTCTCGAATTACTAGTCCGTCGCTACTTTGAGCCTCATCATTGTCGTATGACAAGTGGTAAGGCACTTCTAGCAGCGGATAAGGCAGTGGAGGGATTGTATGATGTTTGTCGTGGGAAGCTTAACTTATGCACACTTTCAGTGGCGGAGGTGGCTTTCCTGCAGAGTAAGACTGGCCTCGGCTGGCCTGTTTTCAGTTCGGATAGGTCCTTTCTCCCTCAAGTTAGGGATGAAAGTGCGCGGATTATTCGCGCTTCCTACCCACGCGAGTCCGTTCATTACTACCCTGGTGTTGTTGGTTTTAGGGGCCAACCTCGCGGTCCGGGTCCGTTCTGTAAATTCCGGGTTATTTATCAGGGGAGTCGTGTCATTGGGAATTTGGAAAAGATGATCCAAATACCACTCCTTAAAGCGCTTCGTGGTAGTAAAGTCTTCTGCGCTTGGGAGGGACGGGCGGCTGTTGATGCAGCCGTGCACTCTCTCTTGGTTCCCGGGGGTAAACCATTGGTTTCCATAGACTTCGCGAATTTTGATGCTTCTATTCCAGAGCCTATTATTCGTCGGGTCTTTGGTTTAATATCCACATGGTTCAACAGGTCATGGCATCCACATATTAAGTACGTTTCTGATACTTTTTGTGGGTGTGGGATTTTCACACCGGGCGGTTTTCTTGAAGGCGAAGGCCGTCAAGGTGGTGTCCCGTCAGGTTCTGTTCTCACTAACCTGATTGACAGTCTCGTTAACTATTGGGTGATGAATTATGCCGTTGCCTATTTAGGCGGTCGTATCTTGGACGCTTTGGTCCAAGGTGACGATGGGGTGTACCGTTTTAGTGGTACCAATCATTCAAAGGTTGCCGATGTACTGTTGTCCGAGTTTGGTATGATTCTGTCGGTCGAG